CGGTCCTGTCTTTCCAGTCGGTCCTGTCTTTCCAGTCGGTCCTGTCTTTCCAGTCGGTCCTGTCTTCCCTGTAGGACCAGTGTTACCCGTTTTACCAGTGTTACCAGTCGGTCCAGTCTTCCCTGTAGGACCAGTGTTACCAGTCGGTCCAGTCTTTCCAGTCGGTCCTGTCTTCCCTCTTTTACCAGTCGGTCCTGTCTTTCCAGTCGGTCCTGTCTTTCCAGTCGGTCCTGTCTTCCCTGTAGGACCAGTGTTACCAGTCGGTCCTGTCTTCCCTGTCGGTCCTGTCTTACCCGTTTTACCAGTTGGTCCAGTCTTACCTGTTTTACCAGTTGGTCCTGTCTTCCCTCTTTTACCAGTCGGTCCTGTCTTTCCAGTCGGTCCTGTCTTCCCTGTAGGACCAGTGTTACCAGTCGGACCAGTGTTACCTGTCGGTCCTGTCTTCCCTGTCGGTCCAGTCTTTCCAGTCGGTCCAGTCTTTCCAGTCGGTCCTGTCTTCCCTGTCGGTCCTGTCTTTCCAGTCGGTCCTGTCTTACCCGTTTTACCAGTTGGTCCAGTCTTACCTGTTTTACCAGTTTTTCCAGTCGGACCAGTTTTCCCTGTAGAACCTGTTTTTCCTGTCGGTCCAGTAGGACCTGTACTACCAGTTTTTCCAGTCGGACCAGTTTTTCCAGTCTTCCCTGTAGGGCCTGTATGACCAGTCTTTCCCGTTTTTCCAGTTGGTCCTGTTTTACCTATCGGACCAGTATAACCCGTTTTTCCAGTAGGACCTGTACTACCAGTCTTCCCTGTAGGACCTGTACTACCAGTTTTTCCAGTCGGTCCTGTTTTACCTGTCGGACCAGTATAACCCGTTTTACCAGTCGGACCAGTTTTTCCAGTCTTCCCTGTAGGGCCTGTATGACCAGTCGGACCAGTTTTTCCAGTCTTCCCTGTCGGTCCAGTAGGTCCAGTCTTTCCAGTCGGTCCTGTTTTACCTGTCGGACCAGTATAACCCGTTTTACCAGTCGGACCAGTTTTTCCAGTCTTCCCTGTAGGGCCTGTATGACCAGTCTTTCCTGTTGACCCTGTTTTTCCGGTCGGTCCAGTCTTCCCTGTAGGGCCTGTATGACCAGTCTTTCCAGTCTTTCCTGTAGGACCTGTATTACCAGTCGGTCCAGTCTTACCAGTCGGTCCAGTCTTACCAGTCGGTCCAGTCTTCCCTGTAGGGCCTGTTTTACCCGTTTTACCAGTAGGACCCGTGTTTCCAGTTTTTCCAGTCTTACCAGTCGGTCCAGTATTACCAGTCTTCCCTGTAAAACCTGTAGGGCCCGTCTTACCAGTCGGTCCAGTCTTGCCTGTCGGACCCGTTTTTCCAGTAGGACCTGTGCTACCAGTCTTCCCTGTAGGGCCTGTTTTCCCTGTAGGACCTGTACTACCAGTCTTCCCTGTAGGGCCTGTCGGACCCGTCTTACCAGTCGGTCCAGTCTTGCCTGTCGGACCCGTCTTACCAGTCGGTCCAGTCTTGCCTGTCGGACCCGTCTTACCCGTTTTACCAGTTGGTCCAGTTGTACCAGTCGGACCAGTTTTCCCTGTAGGGCCTGTATGACCAGTTTTTCCAGTTGGTCCAGTTTTACCTGTCGGACCAGTTTTTCCAGTTGGTCCAGTCTTGCCTGTATAACCAGTTTTTCCAGTAGGTCCAGTTTTACCTGTCGGACCAGTTTTTCCAGTTGGTCCAGTTTTACCTGTCGGACCAGTTTTTCCAGTCGGACCAGTTTTCCCTGTAGAACCTGTTTTTCCTGTCGGTCCAGTAGGACCTGTACTACCAGTTTTTCCAGTCGGACCAGTTTTTCCAGTAGGGCCTGTGAAACCTGTACTACCTGTTTTTCCAGTCGAACCAGTTTTCCCTGTAGGGCCTGTTTTACCAGTTTTTCCAGTCGGTCCTGTTTTACCTGTAGGGCCTGTATGACCAGTATTTCCGGTCGGTCCAGTCTTCCCAGTCTTACCTGTAGGGCCTGTATGACCAGTCTTTCCTGTTGACCCTGTTTTTCCTGTTGACCCTGTTTTTCCTGTCGGTCCAGTCTTTCCTGTAGGGCCTGTATGACCAGTATTTCCGGTCGGTCCAGTCTTCCCTGTAGGGCCTGTATGACCAGTCTTTCCAGTCTTTCCAGTCTTACCTGTAGGGCCTGTATGACCAGTATTTCCAGTCGGTCCAGTCTTACCTGTAGGGCCTGTATGACCAGTCTTTCCAGTCTTACCAGTGGGACCTGTATTACCAGTGGGACCAGTCTTACCAGTGGGACCAGTCTTACCAGTCGGTCCAGTCTTACCAGTAGGGCCAGTTTTACCCGTTTTACCAGTTGGTCCAGTTTTACCAGTGGGTCCAGTTTTACCAGTGGGTCCAGTCTTCCCTGAAGGGCCTGTTTTCCCTGTAGGACCTGTTTTTCCAGTAGGACCTGTACTACCAGTCTTCCCTGTAGGGCCTGTCGGACCCGTCTTACCAGTCGGTCCAGTCTTGCCTGTCGGACCCGTTTTTCCAGTAGGACCTGTGCTACCAGTCTTCCCTGTAGGGCCTGTATGACCAGTTTTTCCAGTCGGACCAGTCTTCCCTGTAGGGCCTGTACTACCAGTTTTTCCGGTAGGTCCAGTTTTCCCTGTTGGTCCAGTAGAACCAGTCTTTCCTGTAAAACCTGTTTTTCCAGTCGGACCAGTCTTTCCTTTATGACCTGTTTTACCAGTAGGTCCTGTTTTGCCAGTCTTTCCTGTCGGTCCAGTCTTTCCTGTCGGTCCAGTCTTTCCTGTCGGTCCTGTCTTTCCTGTCGGTCCAGTTTTCCCTGTTGGTCCAGTAGAACCAGTCTTTCCTGTATGACCTGTTTTACCAGTAGGTCCTGTTTTGCCAGTCTTTCCTGTCGGTCCAGTCTTTCCTGTCGGTCCTGTCTTTCCTGTCGGTCCTGTCTTACCTGTATGACCCGTTTTTCCTGTAGGACCTGTTGGTCCGGTCTTTCCTGTCGGTCCTGTTTTACCTGTAGGTCCAGTCTTTCCTGTAGGTCCTGTTTTGCCAGTAGGTCCAGTCTTTCCTGTAGGTCCTGTTTTGCCAGTAGGTCCTGTTTTGCCAGTCTTTCCTGTCGGTCCAGTCTTTCCTGTCGGTCCTGTCTTACCTGTATGACCCGTTTTTCCTGTAGGACCTGTTGGTCCAGTAGAACCAGTCTTTCCTGTAAAACCTGTTTTTCCAGTCGGACCAGTCTTTCCTGTAGGTCCTGTTTTACCAGTAGGTCCTGTTTTGCCAGTCTTTCCTGTCGGTCCAGTCTTTCCTGTCGGTCCAGTCTTTCCTGTCGGTCCTGTCTTACCTGTATGACCCGTTTTTCCTGTAGGACCTGTTGGTCCGGTCTTTCCTGTCGGTCCAGTCTTTCCAGTCGGTCCTGTCTTACCTGTATGACCTGTAGGTCCAGTCTTTCCTGTATGACCTGTTTTACCTGTAGGTCCAGTCTTTCCTGTCGGTCCAGTCTTTCCAGTCGGTCCAGTCTTTCCAGTCGGTCCTGTCTTACCTGTATGACCCGTTCTTCCTGTTGGTCCGGTCTTTCCTGTATGACCTGTTTTACCTGTAGGTCCAGTCTTTCCTGTCGGTCCTGTCTTACCTGTATGACCCGTTTTTCCTGTAGGACCTGTTGGTCCGGTCTTTCCTGTATGACCCGTTCTTCCTGTTGGTCCAGTCTTTCCTGTATGACCTGTTTTACCTGTAGGTCCAGTCTTTCCAGTCGGACCCGTTTTCCCTGTGCGTCCAGTCTTTCCAGTCGGACCAGTTTTACCAGTTTTTCCTGTAGGACCAGTAGAACCAGTCTTTCCAGTGGAGCCAGTATGACCTGTTTTCCCTGTCGGACCCGTTTTTCCTGTACGTCCAGTCTTTCCTGTTGGACCTGTTTTACCGATTCTTCCTGTGGGTCCTCTGTTTCCCGTTGCACCTGTGTTTAAAGGACCCCGTGGACCTGTTGCACCTGTGTGACCTGTTGCACCCGTCGCACCAGTTGGACCCTTCGTACCTGTTGCACCCGTTGTACCTGTACACCCAGTAACACCCGTTGGACCTGTTGAACCCGTCGCACCTGTCACACCTGTTGGACCTGTTGAACCCGTGAAACCGGTTGGACCCATCGCACCTGTAGCACCCGTAAAACCTGTCGAACCAGTACAACCTGTCGAACCCGTTGCACCTGTGAAACCAGTAGGACCTGTTTCTCCTGCGGCTCCTGTATTGGTTGCAGAACCAGGTACTCCTCTCGGACCCGTCGGACCCGTCGGACCCGTTGCACCCGTTGCACCTGTATTGGTAGCATACCCCGGTATTCCCTGTGCTCCTGTCGCACCCGTATCACCTCTCATTCCTGAAGGACCCGTCCACCCCGTCCAACCAGTCGGACCCGTTGTACCCGTGGAACCTGTAGAACCCGTTGCACCCATGGTCCCTGTAGGACCTGTCGAACCAGTTGCACCTACCGTTCCTGTAGGACCTGTCGAACCAGTCGCACCGATGGCTCCAGTCACACCTGTCGGCCCTGTCCATCCAGTAGGCCCTGTCCATCCAGTAGAACCCATGGCTCCTGTAGGACCTGTATGACCTGTTGCACCTGTTACACCTGTCCAACCTGTGTATCCTGTAGGACCCGTACTACCAGTTTCTCCTACGGCTCCTGTATTGGTGGCGGAACCAGGTACTCCTCTTGGACCCGTCGGACCCGTCCGACCTGTCGCCCCCGTATTCGTCGCATACCCCGGTATTCCTTGTGGACCCGTCGCACCCGTATCACCCCTCATTCCTGAAGGACCCGTCCATCCCGTCCAACCAGTCGGACCCGTTGCACCCGTAGGACCCGTAGAACCCGTTGCACCCATCTCCCCTGTAGGACCTGTGCAACCCGTTGCACCCATTTCACCTGTTGCCCCTGTAAGACCAGTCGGACCCATTTCTCCTGTTGCTCCTGTTGCTCCTGTTGCTCCTGTTGCTCCGGTTAAACCCATGAATCCAGTGGGTCCTGTACATCCAGTAGAACCCTTATTACCTGTGGGGCCTGTTCTACCTGTAGCTCCTGTATTGCGAGCGAAACCAGGGGTTCCTTGAGGACCCACCGGACCAGTAGGACCTGTTTTTCCTGTGGAACCCGTTTTTCCTGTAGGACCCGTGACACCCGTCTTGCCTGTAAAACCTGTCGGACCCGTCTTGCCTGTGAAACCTGTCGGACCCGTCTTGCCCGTAAAACCTGTCGGACCCGTCTTACCTGTTCTTCCAGTGGGTCCCGTCCATCCTGTTCTTCCAGTGGGTCCCGTATGACCAGTTGCACCTGTTCTACCAGTCGGTCCCGTCCAACCAGTGAAACCAGTCGAACCCGTACTGCCTGTGAAACCTGTCGGACCCGTCTTGCCGGTGAAACCGGTCGGTCCCGTCTTACCTGTTGTACCTGTAGGTCCCGTCCAACCAGTGAAACCAGTAGGACCAGTTGGTCCCGTTCTTCCTGTGGCACCCGTCTTGGTTGCGTAACCAGGAGGTCCCATTTTACCTGTCGGGCCTGTTTTACCAGTGGGGCCCGTTTTACCAGTGGGACCTGTTTTACCAGTACGTCCAGTGTGGCCTCTTTTACCTGTGGGACCTGTTTTACCAGTGGGGCCCGTTTTACCAGTAGTACCTGTTTTACCAGTGGGTCCTCTTTTACCTGTGGAGCCTGTTTTACCGGTGGGACCTGTTTTACCAGTACGACCGGTACGACCTGTGGGGCCTGTTTTACCAGTGGGACCTGTGGGGCCTGTTTTACCAGTAGGACCTGTGGGACCTATTTTACCTGTACGCCCTCGAGGTCCTGTAGCACCGGTATTTGTTGCATTACCTGGAGGCCCCGTTTTTCCTGTAGGTCCTTTTTTTCCTGAGGGACCAGTGTACCCTGTTACTCCTTTTGTTCCTCCATAACCTCTTGGACCAATATGACCTGTGCAACCACGAGGTCCAGATGGCCCTGTTGGACCTGTTTTCCCCTTGGCACCTGTAGGACCTGTGTATCCAGTGGTAGGACCCATATCACCTTGTTGACCTGTAGGACCCTTGTCGCCTGTGCGGCCTGTTGGACCTGTGTGTCCTGTAAAACCAGTGGGACCTGTTTTACCTGTATTTCCTGTTGGCAAAACGGCACCTATAGGACCTCTTTCACCGGTAGAACCCTTGACTCCTGTAGGACCTTTTTTGCCTGTGTAACCTTTTGCACCAATAGGACCTGTCAATCCTCTAGAACCTTGGGCTCCTGTAGGACCTGTCAAACCTCTTATTCCTCGTAACCCTTGTTGCCCTTGTTGCCCTTGTTGACCTTGTCGACCAGATGGTCCAGTGGGACCTGTTAAAAGAGTGGAACCACCACCGCCAATGTCACCAGGGCCAATTGGAGGCATACTTTATAATCAGTATATACTTTTTCATTCTTATTGAATAAAAAAGTTAAAAACGTTGGACGTCCCAAATTTTTTTCTTTAGCAACATTATATAAAAAATGGGTGGTGCTTTGATGCAACTTGTCGCTTACGGCGCTCAGGACGTGTTCCTTACTGGAACACCTGAGATTACTTACTGGAAGGTGTCGTACAGACGCTATACCAACTTTGCCATTGAGTCCATTGAACAGACTTTCAATGGCCAAGCCGATTTTGGTCGTCGTGTTACCTGCACCATCAGCCGCAATGGTGATTTGGTCTACAAGACCTACTTGCAACTGACTCTTCCTGAAATCAACCAGAGCATGGCAAACACAACTGGTGCCAAGGATGGTGTATATGCCCGTTGGTTGGATTTTGTCGGTGAGCAAATTCTTGCCCAAGTAGAAATTGAAATTGGTGGTCAGCGCATTGACCGTCAATATGGTGACTGGCTCCACATCTGGAACCAATTGACCCAGACCTCGGAACAGCTCCGTGGTTACTGGAAGCTCATTGGTAACACCACTGCGCTTACTTACATCACTGACCCCAACTTTGCCGACATCACTGGTCCATGTGCTTCTACATCGGGCCCTGCTCAGGTCTGTGCTCCTCGCAAAGCTCTTCCAGAAACCACACTTTACATTCCCCTTCTTTTCTGGTTCTGCCGCAACCCGGGTTTGGCTCTGCCGCTCATTGCTCTGCAATATCATGAAGTGAAAATCAACATTGACTTCCGCCCTATTGGTGAAGTCCTTTGGGCCGTTGGTTCTCTAGTAAGTAGTCAAACCGGAACTATTTCGGTTACTTCTGCATACCAACAGTCGCTTGTTGCCGCTTCGCTCTACATCGATTACATCTTCTTGGATACCGATGAGCGTCGCAAAATGGCACAAAACCCCCACGAATATCTCATTGAACAGGTGCAGTTCACTGGTGATGAGTCCGTAGGTTCCTCTTCCAACAAGATTAAGTTGAATTTCAACCACCCCTGTAAGGAGCTTATCTGGGTCGTCCAACCAGATGCCAACGTCGATTACTGCTCGTCATTGACTGGCAACACTGTACTCTTCCGCACTTTGGGTGCCCAGCCATTTAACTACACCGATGCCATTGATGCTCTTCCAAATGCCATCCATGCTTTTGGAGGCCCATTGGAAACAGATGGAACTGCTGGTTTCATCAATACCTCGGGTCTGTTCCAGATGCCAGGTGGTCTCGATGGAAGTGGTGGAACTGGTGGTTGGAACGTCACCAACGGTCTCGCTGGAACAGTCTATGGTCCCTTCAATCCTCAAGGTACAGGTGCTCAAGCCATCACCTCTGGTTCCCTCCTCTCCGACGCAGGCACCTTTGTGCTGTCCGAGACTGCCCTCGACATGCACTGTTGGGGCGAGAACCCAGTCGTCACTGCCAAGTTGCAACTCAACGGCCAAGACCGATTCACTGAACGTGAAGGTTCTTACTTCGACGTCGTGCAACCCTACCAACACCACACCCGTGCCCCTGATACCGGTATCAACGTCTACTCCTTCGCCCTACGCCCAGAGGAGTGGCAACCATCCGGTACTTGCAACTTTTCACGTATTGACAATGCTACCCTTCAGCTCGTTCTCTCTGCCGCTACCGTATCTGGTGTCGCCACTGCCAAAGTCCGTGTCTATGCTGTCAACTATAATGTTTTACGGGTAATGTCAGGTATGGCAGGGGTAGCATATTCCAACTAATGTGTGGGATGGCAGGATGCTTTGTTTGTTTTTTACAAAATAAAAAATAAAATATAAATTGTATTTTACAATACAAATTATATTTGTAATAATAAATCTTTATAATTCGAAATTTGTGATACCTGAAACCAATATATCTTTCTAATTCGAATTTTGTGATACCTGAAACCAATATATCTGCTTCATTTTTGAAAACATAGAATCCAAGGATAATACACCCTTTATGTAATTACAATGAGTACAGCATGGTTTCACATTACTTAGCAAATAACCGAGAGAATTATCTACACGGTCAATACCATTTTTGTGATGTTCTGAAATCTCTTTTCCGCACAAATAACAGGGAGATATTACAATAGAGTCATAATCAGCAAGCAAAATGTCACATGGTAAACCTTTGTTTTCAGCTCTTTTCAAAACCATGGAATAAACTGTTGATGAACTATTTCTAAAAACTTCTGGAAACAAATTACCACCACTCAGTTTACCGGAAAAGGTAAGAATATGCTCCAATGTTTTGAAAAATACTTCCTCAGAGAGAATATGTTTCATCTTATTACACATATGACAACAAGGTGCAGTGTTTTCTACTGTAAATCCTAAATGAGAAATGATTCTGTCTAAACCATTGTAACCTTCCTCTTGAATAACTCCACAGTATCGGCATGGTAATAACGTCAATGTACAAAAGTGTTCAAAAGTAATCTCAAACGCTTTTTTTTGTTCACGTGCATCTTTCACATACTGCTTAAAACGATTCTCTGTACGCTTTGAGTTTTCTAAAGCCTTTTGGTTTCGATGTTCTCGATTTCTGTTACCATCTGCACGCTTGTTTTGAGCACGACAAGATAAACATTGTTTCACAGGCAAACTCTTTTCACCAATATACTCTTCTGGCTTCTTGTAACTAAAACATGTAGAACACAACTTGTTTCCATGTTCATCTTCTTCAGACAGAGTTTCAAGTTTTCTTTCTTTCAACTTTTGTTCCTTTTCTCTGTCCTTTTCCAAACACAGAGGACATTTTTTCTTTTTATATGTCTCGTCAAGCTCTTCTCTACAACCACGCAAATATCCTGTACAAACTCTTTTCCCCTTTGAAATAACCATGTCAACAAATACTTGCAATTTATGAAGTTTACAATATTCGTTTTCATCACTTCTCATGTTGCCACAACCTTCCATTTTACAGGGTGTTGTTTTCTGTATGTGAACAATCTCTTGACAAGGAAAACAGTACTTGTACTTGTTGTTTGGTGTAGGTGAAGTTTTACAAAGTGCACAATTTTTGGTCGCCATTGATACAAATGTTATGCCTTTGTACTTTTGTCTGTCTCCATAATCAATTTTTTATCAAAATAGGTACCATTCTTTCCACACATTCCTTCGTCCGACCTAGCCACCCAACAGGGAAAATAGGGCGTCAATATCACCTCTCGACGACCCATCACCAAATCAACAACCTCCCTTCCGTCCCCCGCAAATTTACTGCAATACCAACCCTCATCCATCACCAAACCCCTCTGTAAGGGTCTCCAAGCATGGCGGCAATGCATGCAAAATGACAAAGCATCCAACGTTACCAAAATCATCATTCCAAACACCATCACCATTCTCATTTTTTGCGTTCTTTCCTCTACGACTCTTGTCCTCAAGTCTCTATATGAATTTTCAAGTAGAAGAAGCCATTTCATTGGGTTGGAATTGTAAATCTGCCTCGTATGGTGTTTCCAGTGGCCTACGCACTAAAAAAGAGCACGGCTACAAAACATGCCCTTTTGACGAAATGATTAGCAATCTTCCCGGCCTCGTCACTTGTCTTCAAGAAAACTTTGCCTCTTTCTGTGATACAAACCACCTTACCCTGCTGCGAATGCCTGCCTCTTCAAAATATTTGAATACAAACGGTGATGGCGATGTCATGATATTTCACACAAAATACAAGTTTCTTTTCAATCATGAAGCACCTGGACACGCAAAACTATACCAAGAACAACAATGGCCTGGCGGTATTGACCACTTTACAAAAAACAATTTCGAAGCCTTTGTCGAACGATACCAACGACGCATTCAAAACTTTCGCCAACTCATTGACAACAAAGACGTCTTTGTCCATTTCATCTTGTCTCGTCCCTCTTGTCTCTCTCAAGAAAAAGACTTGACTGCTCTCCGAGAAACGTTGACCCTGTATCGTCCGGCTACATCGTTTGACATCATTCTTCTCGATTTTGAAGTCGCCAGTTTTCGAGACCATCTCCAACTCATGCAATTCAATGACCAAGAACATGATATACAACGTCTTGAAAAGGCCCTACAGGAGGGTTGATGTACTGAAATAAATACTATTTTTATGAAATTATAGTATTCATTTATCATTGTTTGACTTTGCGGCATCGTTTTGTACGTGGGTTTAATACCGTCCCTGGCTTGCATTTTTTGAGTCGTCTAGAAAACCGACATTTGAATTTCGAATTCCGCACATATCCCTCTCTGCATTGTTGTACCCAACGTTTCGTTATTGGATTCCATACCTTGCCTGTATGGTCTTCTTTTTTTGTCATCGCCTGATAAAATCGCTTGTAATTACGAACAGAAGGATACTGAAAAAAAGTAAGTTTCGGCATAACCGACTCGGCAAACGCCGAAATTTCCTTGAAAAACAAACGATTCTCCAACAACAAACTCCCGTCTTTCGGCAAATCAAACATCGTCGTAAATACATCCGTGCCACTAAACACAAACCACTCCCTTTCTTCACCCCCCTGTAAGGAATTACCTCGAGACGATACACTCTGTTTTGATGACTTTATAGAATTTGTCTCCTCTGATGAAGGCGAATGATACACCTCAGCCTTGGCCACCGATGGCATATACACCTTTTTCCCCTCGGCCAACAATGTCGCATTCACATTCGCATTCGCCTTGTTTGAACCCCCTACAGAAGATGATTCAGTAGGTCGGCTAGGTCTTTCGAAAAATTGGAAATAGGAAACAACAGAATACGATGGGTCTCCGTAATTGGGGTCCCCGTAGGCCACATTTGTGGAAGCCGGATTGCGATTCGGTTTGTCTATGAGATATTCAGAAAGGATGGCAGGTTGTTTCACAATGTTCGTAATTATAGATATGACCAGTCCATCTCGCTCCGCTTCCGGCCGTTTCAACAAATAGGGGGCAAAATAACGATGCAGAATTTCTTTGATTTTGTCATAAAATACGTCGTTGGAATGCCGCGAGGCAAAACATAAATAATCTTTGAAATACATCTCTTCGTTTTCTTCATTGTACTCACTCCTGTACAAATATGCATTGACATACATGTAAATCTTGTAAAAAATCATGAACAAATAACCGAAAATCGCCTTTCCTGTCGCCTTTTCCAACGGAATTCTCCAATGACCCTTGACCTCATTGTAACCCTCCAACAAATTGATTACCAAATCCTCCACGTTCTTTACCGATTGATAGTCCTCCATGATTTCCTTTTTCAAGTCACGATGCCTCGAATAATCCCCCTGAAACAATATTTGACGCAAAACCGGCAACAAATGCAAAATCGATACGCGAAACGTCATTTGTGGAACAAATCCCACTTTGTCCAATTGCATCTCCTCATCCGTGTCTTCTATGTCATTCGTTTCCAAATAATACAAATTGGTGTCCTTTTTGTGATACAGAAATCGTTCGTCCAAAGTACCTACCTTTTCCTTTTTCACAAATAATTCACCTTGTATTTGAACAAGTGAATCCAAATGATTCAACATTTTGCGACACGCTGACAAAAAAGTTTCCAAAATAATATTGCGACTGGGACGTGGATGATAAAATGTCATTACAAACTCTATCCCTGTAAAGATACCACAATCCGCTTCCGCCATTTCTTGGGTAAAACTTATCGGAAATGTTCTTCCATCCTTTGTACGAAAAGTATACACATCATTCTTGGATGTCTCATCCATATTACCACACGTCTCTGTCACCATCTTTGCAAATTCGGTGTTCGAACGGTCATTGGTAATATGCATCACCTCATTGGGCTCTCCCTCTTCATCCATACCTGCCTCTTTGTCCACTTCGACAAAATATTCTCGGAAAAACAAACCACTCTCTTCCATGATTTCATAAGAATGTTCGTCTACCAATACTGCCTCTTCCGCCTGCAGCTTTTCCTTGATATTGCGCAACGTCGTATTCGAATTCACCAACGTACCATCCTCCATCATCGACATCTTGGCCAAATCATGCGTCTCAAATTCATACCCAATACTTAAAATATGTTTGAAAATATCATTGGCACCCACATGCCCACCCACTTGCATCATTACACTATACTAGAGATTCATATTTTTACAAAATTCATATCCATTTTGTAAAAATAAACAACATATCCCCCTGTAAGGCCTTTTCAATCCGTTTTATATTTCGTTCTCACCACGCACCGCCTTGCCAACTGGAAAACGAGGCACCCCATCATTTGTATACTCTTGGAATTTCACCGTCAATAAAGACCCCACATACGATGCCGCCTCTAAATAGATGCGACGTCGAAAATCAAACGTCCCCTGTGGCCGTACCGCAAACAATTTACCCACCGCCGTTTTGCAATCCCATACCACCAATCCCGCCTCGTCACCCGTCCCCTCATGATAACCCACTATCTCAAACTCTTCTTCCTGAAATTCCTTGTACTTTTGCAAATAAGAACTCCGACGACCCACCTCGTACACACCCGCACCATCACGAATCATCACCCCCTCATGCCCCATCGCCACAAACTCATCATGCCTTTGTCGCACCTCGTCCACACACCCTACAGGAAAGGTTTGTACAAGCACACAACGCCCCCTGCGACCCTCTGGAAACATCGTGTGCAACCATCGCATCCGCTCTGAAAATGTTGCGTCCGGTTTCGCCGTATCAATGCAATCATAAATGTGATACTCCACCTTCTGTAAGGCTTTTTGAACCGTGTCCAAAGACAACGTCTTGGCGTCTTTTAATCGTACCCACCCAGACAATTCTTCAAAGGGCACCTCGGACGTATACAATTCACCATCCAAGTACAGCGTAGAAGATAAGAACAAGGAGGCAATGTCGGCACGTATTTCGGGGAACGGTAAAAAAGATACCCCCTTGCGCGACTCCATCACCACCAAGTTCGATTTTTTATAAGCAAGACACCGCAACCCATCGTACTTGATTTGCACATACGCAGGAAACGGAATACGATATGCCCTCGAAACATTGGAACCATACAACCTGAAGTCAAACGTTTTCGCCAACATGGGTCGAACCAATATAACCCCCCCCTGTAAGGCCTCCTCTCGCTGTTCGCAAAACAGCTCCTTGTCCCGCTTGTCAGACCATTTTTTCCTCGCAAACAACTCTGCTTGCTCCCTCGTCGAACGACCCGCCTTGCCCTTGTCAATCTCATGCTCATGCACCACATGCGACCCATCCTCGATACCATGTGTTGTCACCACTTTACACTGAGACACACCCTCTTTTATCTCGATTCTCCATGTCGACAAAGAACCATTCTTGTTGACCTTGTACAACATTGGAAAAATAGTTGCCATATTTGCTCTTTTCTCTATACTCTTGTCTATACTCATTTTGTGAATTCTTTACAGGGTGTGTGTTTTTCAAGGTTGGGCAGCCAGGTCAGTCGTTTTATGAAGGGTATAAAAGGCGGCACCGAATAGCAATGCCTTGACCATGAGGCCGTATGTATTGAGAATGCCTTCCGAAATCAAAAAGGGGATATGGCGTAGCACGTTGACTAGCAATTCCTGGAACCAGGGCATTTGGAACAAGTAATACAAAATGGAGAGCAAGAGCGGTATTTGTAGTTCTTGAATCCATTGTTGACGAGATGATTCTTGTTTCTTTTTACGACGACGCTCGAGAATCCGTTCTTCCGACAAGTCTTCTTGGTCACGAACAAAATCCCTGGTTAGCTTTTTGGAGGCGGGTACATAATTAGCCACAATTTCTTCATCCTGCATACGAGACAGATTTACAGTGCTTTGTGGAATGTCTCTCGAAGGCAACATATTGGGGGGCTGTGGCTTCATCGATGTTACTTGAGGATAAGGTGGGACCAAAGCAGCATTGGGATTGGGAACGGAACCTTGACTAGGTTGTTCTGCTAGATAAGGATTCTTGTGAACATCCAGAGGTGCATAGGTGGGAGCTTGTATTTGTTCTTTGCGTACTTTGGTTTCAACCGACGACAACTGGTAAGTAATGTTTTCAGGAGGAAGGTCCGCTATGTAGGAAGTATCCGTCGACATTTGTAGAAAAACAACACATTTGAATTTATCAAATAGAAACGAAAGGTTTCTCTTTTTTTCTTTCTGAAATCAATACAACATGCCCTCCTCCAAGTCGCATCGTAAACGTCACAAAATGGATTTGTCAGAATACCAAACCATCATCGACCGCCAATGGAAAGAAGAACAAGACAAAGAAACACCGACCGAATTCGTATTGTATAAATCACTTCTCATGCATTTACCCATCCACTTTGCTCTTGGCTCTCCCCTGGATGACCCTCATGACCCTCAACGACTTTTTATCGCTATTTATGCATTGGCACGGTCGGGTACACTCATTCCAATTGGTTTGTATTTGATTCGCAAAGATTTGTATCCAGATATGATTGATGATACTACACATCAAGTAGACCTTTCGAAATGGAAAGACCCTCCCTCTTTTTTTAAACAAGTGTACTGGAACAATTGGAAACCATTGGATGCCGCATTTGTCAAACAATATTTGTTTCATCCAACGCAAGAAGGTGGAGGTGGCAAAAAAAAGAAACGAATTGCTTTTCGTCAAGACATGGAATGGAACGAAAAGGATTCACAAAAAGATGACAAAAAAGAGGAATCAAATCAGCAAGAAGAAGAAGAAGAAGATGGATTGTTTCGACTGAAGAAAAAAAAAACAATGGATACGGACCTCGCTGTATTTACCAAAAACACAAGAGAACATCTCTTGCCCCCCTTGTCACCTCAAACAGAAGAAGATATGGAAAAACAGAAAAAAGATTTCAAAGAATTGTCCAAAACACAACGAGAGAAACTTTCCTGGGTCAATCATTTCCTCCATGACACTGACTTTTCCATCGACATCAGCCCCCAAAATAAACACTCCTTTTTACACGCCATTCAACAAGCTTTTGTCGACAAAGGATGGATTACTTCTGTCGATACCCTCTGTCAAGTATGGGCCAAAGAAGTCACCAAAGATATCTGGGAAAGCGAAGTAACCCTCTTTTATTCCTTGCAAGAAGCCTTTCAACATCTCGCCGAAGACAAAACAATCGTCGAAACACGACTGGCCACCCTGCATACTCTCTTGAAACAAACCACCTTGACACTCCCCGACAAAACCCTCTTACAAGAAGAATGGGACCGTATTCAAACCACTTTGGACTCTTTGTCAAAACAACAAACCATGTTGATGTCTACCATTCAACAATGGTTGCCACACATGAGTCAAAATTCCATGAATATGGAATCCTATCGCGATACTATTCGCCAAGGAAAACATCCCATCACCCCCTCTTCCATAGAATTGTTGGAACGCCTTCTCCGCTTCAAAACCATTCTCTTACATCATGGAATGTACCCCGGTGCCCACGACTTTGTCGTCAACATGATAACATCTTACGACAAAGGTCGACCTGATTCCAATCCCCTTTTCTTTCTTCTCGTGGAATACGAACCCACCACCCATCAATATCGGTTGGTTCGATACAAAGAACGTGGTATTCTCCCTTTTGTACAATTGCCCTATTCTATCCAGGCCCGTTTGACCATGCGTTCCTTGGAAAACCCACGTTTTGACCCACTTGCCTCCTGTAAGGATTTCCTAGAATGGAAGGAAAAACAGGGTTTCGATGTTTCTGAAACCTCTTCCTTGAATCCCCTAGAGGAAGTATTGGGCGATGCCTCTGTAGCCGATGGTGAAGTACGCTTGTTAGTGGATGCCCATGCTCCTGTCGATTGCCCTGTCGAATCAGGGTTGCTGGATGTCGAACATATTCCCTTGAAACGTTGGGTTGATTTTTTACAACTCAACCAGATGCCCACCGACTGGCGACGTCGTTTGGCGGATGACGATATGACGTGTATTTTTCGTTTGGATGACCATGTATGGCAGTCGGTCACTCATTTTTTGATGGCTGCGCCTTACAGGGACGCTGAGCCGAAAGAGGATTCGAATGCATTTTTCAGACAATTTACAAGAGGAAAGGAATATTCAAAAGAGGCGAATGAAAAGTATGTGGAGATGGCGCGACAAGCTGGTCAAGGCAATGGTAAAAAAGCCAAAGAATTACGTCCCAATACGATTCCTCGACGTATATTGGATGAAGAGTCAAGGCTGACACATCGTTTGCGAGCATGGGAGGCCAAGGTGACACAAAACGAAGATGTTCATCGTATTTTGCAAGAAACAAAGGATGCAACCTTGTATCTCTTTGAACGTGGACAACCATTGCGACCGGATACCTTGTTGATGAATCTTCGTGGCAATATCAGTCAAAAAATAGATTAATGTCTGGTTATAAAGTAATATGGTTGCCTCTTCTACAAAGAAAAAACGTATTGAATGCATTCATCCTGACAATTCAAATGAAACAAACATTCCCATTACACGTGAATTTATGGAGCCATTGTTTGAGAGAGCCACTTTTTTTTGGAATCAGGCACTTACTGTACCGGATAAGATTTATCCTATAGTAGAAATACCTCCTTCGCGTTTTTTTTCTGCGATTCCCCAACCCATTTATGATTATTGTAAAAATCCACGGAATTTCAAACATATATTTCGAGCTGAATTTGATATAATGGTGGACCGTAGTTTGCCGCGTGTATTGTTTCCCGACATTTCAAAGCATCCATGGTATGGAAATGAAACAAAAGAATGGAATGCAGCTTCAGGAGAGTCGCCAATATTTCCAGTACATGTAACAGTTGATGTTGCAGGATATTCGTTGAAGAAGATGAAGAATTA